TCTCCGCAAACAAGTAATCAAGGCACATTGGGGTTTAGTTGAAGAGTGCATTGCTTCTGGCTGTTCAGCAGAGGCGATCGCCAAACTTCCTAATGGCACACGTGAAATGGTTCGCAGAGCGTATGCCTAAACGTGACTTTGAGTTAGACTTTGATTTTGATTCCGACTCGTGGGGTGAACTAGACTTCGCCTCCGAGACGGAGATGAAAGCAGGTGAAGAACAGGCAAAGGAAGAGATCGGTGCCAAGGAGTCTGCCCTCGAAAACCTAAAAGCATCTAGGGATGAGGATATGCAGAAGTTGGAAAAGATGATCATACCTTTGCTTATTAATCTGGCGAAGAATCCTGACAAGGAATATATTCGCTGGCCCAACCGTAAAGATAAGATCGAATCACAGATCGATGCTATCCTAGCAATCACAAGAACCTACACATGATTTACGACTATAAGATTACACCCGAGAATGCCATGCTCAAGTTATCGTTTTCGGATCGTCTTAGGTTGAAGGAATTAAGTTACGGTTCGCCCTCAGGTGGAGAAGAAGCATATACAACGGGTAAGGTTTCTATCAAAGGATGGGAAGAGTGTGAACTTAGACCTCCCCCTCCCAATGATAGTGATACGACCTACCAAGAGTTGTTGCAGTTGAAGGCGATTATGACGGCATCGCCTGAGAACTTTGTATCTCGTGCTCGAGAACAAGATAAAAAAGAACCTTCGTTTGAGTTTGCCTTCGTAGATTATATTCGAGATGAAGAGAATGATGATATTTATGGATTGGTTGATCGACTCGGAGATGAGTTGACCCGTATCGGTATGCATCATAAACTTTATTACCAACGACCTCGACCGTATCAAGTCGCTGATGTCTATGGAATGGACTTGGAAATACCTATTGGACAGACTACAAAAACACCATCGTATCCTTCTAACCATTCTTTTATAGGAAAGTGTATCGCCCTGCACCTTGCCAAACTTTATCCTACACATTCAGATAAACTGAACGAGATGGGAGATGAGTTTGGACTTAATCGTGTACGTATGGGTTGGCACTTCCCTACAGATCATCACGCAGGACAGGAGTTGGCCTATAAAATAAGTCCCTTAATAAAATAAACTTGACATTTATTGACAAATCAGCTATACTTACTTCTATGAAAATTAACTTAGATTTAAACAAGGCAGACTCCTTCGTTAAGGAGATTGAGATAATAGTCGATAAATATAATATGGACTATCTGGAAGCAATACTGTATTATTGTGATATTCATTCTATGGAAGAAGATCAAATAGCACAGTTTGTAGTCGGTCCTCTGAAAGAGAGACTGGCAAAGGAGGCACGCTCCTTGAATTTGATTTCTAAAAACGATGCATTATCATTACCGTTATAAAACGCATAAATCGCACAAAACGCAATACGAAAGGAATATATGGATTTCACATCCCTTAAAAGATCCTCCCAGTCAGACTTTGACGCACTCAAGAAAAAAGTAAACGAAACTGCCCAAGGTGGTGGTTCTAATGAGCAGGACAACTTCTGGAAACCAGATGTTGATTCTTCAGGGAATGGTTATGCCGTTCTCCGTTTTCTGCCGGCACCTCCAGAGGAAGACCTCCCATACGTACAAGTCTGGGATCATGGCTTCCAAGGTCCAGGAGGTTGGTACATTGAGAAGTCTCTGACGACTATCGGTCAGAAAGATCCAGTCAGTGAGATGAACTCTCGACTCTGGAACAGTGGTGATGAATCAGATAAGGATATCGTTCGTTCACGTAAACGTCGATTATCTTATTACTCCAATATTCTTGTCATTAGCGACCCGAAACGTCCTGAGAATGAAGGCAAGGTTTTCTTATACAAGTATGGTAAGAAAATTTTTCAAAAGATTCAGGATCTGATCAATCCTGAGTTCCAGGATGAATCACCCGTCAATCCATTTGACATGTGGACAGGGGCGAACTTCCGATTGAAGATTCGTCAGGTCGAAGGGTATCGTAACTATGACAAGTCTGAGTTTGATATGCCATCTGAAATCGAAGGTGGTGATGAGAAACTCGAGGAGATCTGGAAGAGTGAGCATTCACTGAAGGATTTTATCGATCCTAAGACATTCAAGTCGTACACAGAACTTGAGGCAAAACTGCATCGTGTACTTGGTATTGAAGATGCTGGTCGTGGTTCTGCTAACGCCATGGAAGAGAATGTTGAGGAGTACGGGTATCAGCCACCAAGTGCACCTGCTCCTGATCGTGAGACTGCTGAACCTGCTCAGGATATGCCTACTGCAGAGAACCCCAACGTCTCTGAAGCATCAACCGACGATGCTGACCTTGACTACTTTAAGAAACTGGCTGAGACTGCCTAAATCGTTTCTTAGTCTTGTACCATAACATCCTTATGGTATAAGCAGTCATTCAGAGACAAGGTAAACCCAGTCTGGGTGTGATTAGATTTATTATGATCCAGACTGGGTACAACCCAACCAAAATCCAAATCCATTCCATTAGTGCTTAGGTCTTCTTTCGTGAGGATTACTGTGAACAGCAGTATGACCCTTGACTTGTGATCCCTGGAAGGTACCACGATTAGCACCTGCCATAACCGCATCAGGTATTTGGGCCATCGTTTGAGAGATTTGATTATTCTGTTGCATCAGTGCTCCGATCATTGCTGATGCTCCCCCGTCACTTCCCTGCATCGCTCCTGCTTGCATCAGAGCATCAGTAGTTTGTGTTTTGATATCGGAGTTTGTCTTTACTAAATCCTTAATAGCATTAGCATATTCAGGACGTGCAAACATTTGCGCAGCCTGCAGGAAAAGTTTGGCAGAGTCTTGGGCTAGAATAATTTCATTAGCATGCAGAATAGCAGGTACTTGATCACCCGTCACCCGTTGAGGCACTATGCCACCTGATCTACCTGTGAGAGTTTTTTCAGTTTCTGCATCTGCCTTCATTCCTAGTATAATCTCTTTGGCTTCTCTAGCAAGTACTTTAATCGGATTGTAATAGGTTTCATTCACATTAATTTTCGACAGCATTTCTGTTTGCAGTAACTTATCCATCATCATGGTTAGAGGATTAGGTAAATCAAAACTAAACTTTTCAGAGATCGCTTTCATGTCGAATGTGAAGAACTCACCAATCCATGTCTTGACCTTTTGTATCATTGCATTGATAGACTCACCAACCATATCAGCGAAGTCAAAGGTCGCATCGATACCTTCACCGATTGCCTTGCCCTCATCTGATTCCTTGAATCCTTTTGCCAATCCTTGAAAGGATGCTATGGCAGGTTTCAGCCAGTCAGGTACAAGTGCCATCCAGTTAAACTCAACTTCTTCTCCTTTATCCTTTGCTTCTTTTCTGCCGTACATTAATTTCCATACAAAGTTAGGCATAAAGTTTTTAGCCCACCATTCAAGACTCATTAGATTTTCCAATGTGAAGTTTGATTTGGCTTCATCGGATACGGTTACCTTCGTGTCTCTGAAAAGTTTTACAAGGAAGTTCGGGAAAATGCTATACCATTCCCAGTTATCAACCATCTTACTGAATCCTTTTCCTACGCCAGAGAATATGTCCTGTAAAAACTTGGGAAATATATCATACCACGAGAATTTAACATCATCCTTCGCGTACTCACCAGTAAAGAACTTAACGAGAAACTCAGGGAAAATGTTGTACCACTTCCAATCCTTAGCAGACTCACTTATCGCATCTGCCGTGCCTGAGAAGAAATCAACTAAGAATTTTGGAAAGATGTCAGTCCATGTGAACTCTGGGAAATCTATCTTAATGTAGTCTCCTCTCATGAGTTTCAGTAATGCTGGTGGGAAAAAGTCCTCCCATGTGAATGTCAGATTTTTAAACCATTCAGGTGCCAGTGCCTCATACAGTTTGGTGATAGGTTCTACTACGAGACTATCCCACTTTTCAGCGAACCAGTTTCCGATAGAATCAAAACCTTCAGCCAGTTTCTTACCACCGACCCATCCGAGTATCCCTCCTAGAGCAGCACCGATTAAACCACCAACTATAGGTCCAACGACTGGAACTACAAGACCAGCAGTTGCTCCGATCCCTGCCCACTTACCAGCATTTTTGAATGCATTAACGATTCCACCTTCTCCATCACCAGCAAAAAATCCTCCAAGGAATCCTGAGAGTTTAGAGACACCCCAGTCCTCTGAGTTTGTCCATCCTGCTATACCATCAGCGATCGCCTCAGCTATACCTATGACAGCACCAGCAAGGGGTATAAATCTTAATGCACCTTTTGCTGCCTGTTTCGCTCCTGTTTTGAGTGCTGTTGGTAATGCTGCCGAAAGTGCTTTCCATCCTGCGGCAACTGCGGCAACCATGCCACCTGCAATAGATGCGGCAAGACCTTGGATTCCAGATGTAAATGCTTTTAGAATGTCACCACTCTTTGCTGACTTCCAGGCATCTTTTGCTTTATCGAGTCCCTGCTGTTGCAGTTTGTTTGGCGCCATCCTATCTTTTTTCGCCAACCTTGCTGCCTTTTTATCCTCGTATAATTTCCATAGAGCAGTATGTCTTCGATTTGCTTTCAGTATGTTGGTCATGATAGTACCATGACCTTTCATACCAATCATCCATTGTCTTTGATATGCTTTTTCGGTTTGCTTCTCTTCCTTAGCTATTTCTTCTGTCTTTTTGATTTCTTTTTGGGATGCTTCTTCGAGTTTTTTGAATCCTGTATTTTGCGATGTCAGTACACTTCTATTGGATTTAAGCAGATTGATTAACATACCAGTAATCTTTGAAGCACCATCATTTTGTGCTTTGATTACTTTGGTTAAACTACTGTTTAAGCTAGCGAAACCACTTTTCAACATTTTACCGTTGTCTTTATTGATTTCTAATATATTTTTTAATAATACTTCGTCGCTCATATTCCCTTACCCGAATAGATTATTACTGCCACCCTCGGCAGATTGTTTTTCCTGTTCTAAAGCATCCATTACCTGATGCACTATGATTTGCCTCTCCCAAGGTAGCATGGTCATCAGATCGGTCACAGTGTACTTATGGTAACGATGCATAGCAAACGTAGTCCGATAATGATTTTCTAACGTATCATGCGAGAGGCATATCAGAAAAAACTCTGTAGTCCTTGCACTACCTGTTCGAAAGGTTGCCCGCATGTCACACACTTGGGCACTTTTATAACATGTCTTACTGTCGGCATATCTTCAAAAAACTTTTGCACCTTTTGAAATTGTGTAGAGTTCATAGAGTTGATAAATGCAGACAGTTCTTCTTTACTAACATTGTCTGCCTCATGAACTTCCCCGTCAGCAGTATAGATACTATCTATGCATTTTTCAATCAATAAAAACGATGAGTCAGCAACTTGGCTTTCATCTAGATTACCAAATTCTTCCATCATTTCTAGAGTAGGATATCTCATTCTTATTCCTACCTTGTCATCTAGCATAATCTCATTAGATAAATCTTTATTAATGTGTACCTTGACCTCTCTTAGATTTATCTTAACCTCAGTGGCCTCGCACTCATCCTTATGCTTTAACATTAGTTCGACTTGATTTCCTACGGATTCTGATCTTAACTGTAGAAAAATATATTCAATATCGAACGATGGCATTCTGTCTAAATCTAACTGCTGGCCTACTATACAGTTACTCATGACCTGCTTCATGGCGGTCATCATAGAGTCTGTGTTCTCCTGTGCCTGTAATAGTATTTTCTCCTCTGATACCAGAAAAGGTCTCAGAGTGAGTTTGTCGCCAGTCGAGGGTTGCCGTACCTCGAAATTTTTAACCGATAGCTGTGGTAAAGCCATTCAATCCTTTCATAATATTATGCTAAGACTTGGTTTGATGCTCCTACTGTTTTAGTCCAATCATCCCACTTAGCATCTTCAAATTTTCTTATTGCGAAGGTAACAGCTAGTTTTACTGCTTCCCCCGTCGATGAATAATCAAATGAGACTGCTCCTAAAGTTTTTGGAAAGCAATCTATAAATTTAACTATGATGGGTTTTACTGCTCGTTGCTGGTTTGCGGCTCCTTGTCCTGTGTTAAGTTTTTGCCCAGGCGAAGGAATTATAGTCGAAACATAAATAGGACATGCATAATCTTTTAAATATCCTACAAATGCAGTCGCTGGATTTGTAACCATGTTCATCCAGGTGTTGAAAAAACTCCAGATAGTTTGCCCATCAGTTCTATTGTCCATTAAAAAGTTTACCGTCAAATCTGAATACTGAATATTATACCCGATAGGTGTCGGTACATTTTGCGTAAAAATTTCTTTAGTGAGTAGACCTTTAGATGGTAGTTCAACAGTCTGTGCTTGCATCGCTAGTAATGCAGGATCAAATTTTGATAGTGCTCCTAGAGTTGATCCTTTATCTGATGCTCTTACAGAACCTTCGCCACCTGTACCATTAATATCGATATATACAGAAAATTGATTAGCTCTAGCATAACCATTCCTTTGTTTGAAATGGTCTATAAATCCTTGTACGTCGTATTGTGCACTCATGCTATCATCCGTTTAGAGTCCGAGTAGACCTGTTTTTCTGATGCCTTTTGGAACCTGGCCACAGGCATAAATATTGCTACGTCCCATTCGTCTGCTGGAACTTGTACCGCCAACTTCACTCTATTAATAATGTACTTTTTGACAGCTGGTTTTACTTCTGGTATTTTCGATAACTGTTTCCAGTTCAGTCGCAGGAATGTATCAGAGTTATTCTCTTTCTGATTCCTGTACCTGTTCAACTGGTCCATTAACCCTGCCCTCATATAAGGTGTCAGGTAATGTAGATTTAGTCCTATCATATGTGGTGGTTTAAAATCAAAAAAGATTGTCAATGGAAACCTGTCCCAATATGGCAAAGTCTCTTTGTACTTTGCATCATATTCAAAAAAGAACATTTTACCGTAGACAACCTTTCGGCTAGTCATCCTGGCACGATCATATCCACCACGTCGAAATAGATCTTCAGGTTTTATGCCCTTTAGTCCCGAACCTTTGATGCCTGCTCTGCCTCGATTGTAAGATTGCTTGGCAAGTTGTTTACCCTGCCGAAGTTTAGATCGAAACCAGTTCGTTGCCTTTGTCTTTAGATTCTCGGCAGTGCCTGTCCTGAGAGCATCCTTGAACTTATCTAGTAATGATTCTCTGAGATCTTGTCTTTGTGTTGCCATTAGATTTTGAGTCCAAGTGTTTTATTCAAATCTTTTTCTGTCCAGATCCTCCATTCAAGACCTGACCTTGCGCAAAAATCCTTTGCTGCCTGCCACTTTGCTTGATTTATCTTGTACCTTACTTGCTCTCTGATAAATCTTCTATGGTTAGCAGTCGTAGGTGGTCGAGTCTGCGCAGCAGGTTTTATCTCAACCAAGTACTTCTTTCCGTTTCTTAGTTCAAAGTATAGATCGGGATAATATCGGTGCAGTTTTCCTTTGAAATCGAAGTATGGGATTTTTATTTCCTCGCTAGCCCATCTGAATACGTTTGGATTCTTCTCTAGAAACTGAAAGGTTTTTAGTTCCCATCTCGATCTATAAACGACTTTCGTAGGGTCACCAATATACTTCTCGGGACACTTTAACTTGTATTTTCCACGCATAGCCACAGTATATTTAGGTAACCTAAATAAGCAAGGAAAGGATTATCTATGGCATCTATAGAACTAACATGGCCTAAAAATCTTGGCGATCAAAAACAAGGTCAACCAAATTATATCCTATTCACAGCAAAGAAAAGAGTTCTCGGGCAAAGGGAAGACATCCTAGGATCAGTGGCTCTGCCGATACCAATCGGTGCTCTTGCCGCATCATACAAAGCAAACTACGAAAATGCTGCTCTAGG